AAACTTGTAATAAGCTACTAAATTATTCAAATTAGTTAAATCTATTGGTTCTTGTCCTGAAACATATACATCACTTAAACTTTTTACTGCTGAAAATAAACCTATATGTGCTACTTTACCATGTAAGTAATTACCATTTAATGTGTTTTGTCCAATCATTGAATTTGCAAAAGTACCTGTAAATGTACCACTAAAATTGTTTACAACTGCTGAACCACCATCTACATAAAGTTCTATTTTTGATGGTGTCCATGTTGCTAATAAATGGTGAAATTGTCCATCACCCTCAAAATCTACTGCTTGTGATGCTAATTTTGTAGAACCACCTAATCTATATGCAATTCTTAATTCTTCAGAACCATTATGATAAAACACATTAACATAGTTGTTACTATCTACTCTAGCTTGCCAAATAGTTGAACTTGTACTTGTAGTATCTATTGTAAACCATACACTACATGAACCTGCTTGTCCATTGTATAGTGTTTTACTTTCAGTTAAATCAATGTATTCATCTGTACCATTCATATCAACAGAATATATATTATATCCTGTTTTAGTATTATTAATGCTATTACCTAATTTTAATCCTAACATATCTTATGTTGTAGCACCTTCATGATAACCTATACCTATACCTGATGTTAAAGTTATTGCGGTTATATTCATAAATAAAGTAGTACCTGCTGGTAATGTAGTTTGTAATGCACTTTCACCTGTTGCATCTGCTACTGTTATAGCACTAACTACTGATGTTACTGGAAAATATACTGCATAAAAATCTTTACCTGTTTGTGCAGCAGTAGTAAAAATTTCTGTACTACCATTTTTACCTAATTGTTCTACTAATAATTGTTGTACGTTTTCTATTGCCATTTTTTTAATTTTTTATTGTCCATAATATATATAATTTGTTGAAGTTAGTTCTTCGTGTTGTTTATAAGTAACTTCTTTTAATGTTTCTTCTCCTTGACTAATATACATTTTGCCTTCTGTTACTTTACCTTGCAAAGTGTAATAACCTTTTGTTGTTGACGTTGCAGTTGCGCCATAAATCGCACTTATAAACGCACTACCTTTTTCTCTAATTGTGCTTGTACCGTGTTCTAATAACACATCGTTTATTGCAATAGGTATAACTATTCCATAATATGTACTTGGATTGCTTAATGGAAAAATGTTTAATACTGATCCAACTACTAAACCGCCACCAGCTGCACCGCCAGTATCTGCATATTGTCTACATTCAACTAAGTTTGCACCTGTTAATGGTGCGCCTATTTGTGGAAAACTAAAAGAATTAGTTTGTGGATTAGTAGTAATATTTGTTACTTGCGTTTCTGATGCACCGCCAACAGAAAAACCGTAAGAGTGTCCGACTGGCATTTTAGAAAGTATTGTTATATTTATACCAGTTGATGTTTGCGTAACGCTTGTTATTTCTAAAAATCTTGTATTGTCACTTTGTGAATTTATACTAGCAACCGTCATAAAACCATTTATTATAGCGTCACCGCATTGATTGTTTATATCAAAATTATAAACACCAGCGTCTAAATCTGTTACTTTTTGATTATACACATCATTTAAACCTGTTAAATTTTGTGTAAATACCGTTGTACCACTTAAACTTAAATTAACTACACCTATAACACCAGAACTTTCTTTTGGTGCAGTAGAACAAGTTTTAGCTATGGTTGCTGAACTTTCTTTTGTCAGTTCGTAAAGTTCATAACCATAATAACCTACTGGTAAACCATTAAAAAAACCATTAAACAAATTTTGATTTGTAATATCTGTTGCTGCTAAATTTAATTTTGTATATCTATCAAATACACTAACACTTGCACTATAAACATATATTATATTACCTGTCATATCATTAGTTAATTTAAACAAAAAATCTAACTGATCTTTAGCAACAGTTGTATCTATTCGTTCATCTTCTGTTACTAAATAAATGTTTTCAGGTTTTGCAACTGTATTGTAAGTTAGTTGTATCATATTATAATATAGAAAATTGTAGAATTTATTTGTATTCTAAAAAAAAAGGTGGTATAAAACCACCTTAATTAAGAAAATATATAAAAACACTAATGTTAGAGTTTATGATATTACTATACTGTTAATTGTAAATGCAGTATTATCAAATGGTGATGTAGTGTAATCTGCAACTGTACTCATTGGTGATTCTTCCATACCATCAAAAGTCCATGAATATCCATTGTGCGAATCAAAACTACTTCCACTTAAATTAGTACCACTATTTAATCTCATTCCATTTTTAACACCCATGCAAAGTATAACATTTTTACCTGAACTGTTTAATTGATTTAGTTCAGCAAATATAACTAATTTACTTAATGCTAATAATCTAACTTGATTTTGATCAGCAGTAGATAAATGATTTAGTTTAATTGTTATTTGTGGTGTATAATGAATAGTACCATTTTCTGTTGAACCTACAATAGTTTCTGTTAAACTACTTTCACCTCTTGGTAATGTATATCTATATAAGTCGTTACCACCCATTTCAATATCTGTAACAGAACCAGCCGATATAACTATACCTGTACCTAATATTTCACCTGTTGTAGCATTTGCATTAAAATCATCATAAACCCCAAAATAAACATTTTTTATACCACCTGCGATTCTATCACATTGTAGTTCCCTTCCTTTTGTTAAACTTGTACAAGCCATATTTATTTATTTTAAAGTTAAGGTAGAGGTTTTTACACCCCTACCATATTCTAGTTTATTATGATTGTCTTACAATATCTGCACCTACACCAGTTTGTACACCACCACTGTATCTTGCAACACATCTTATGTTGTCAGAACCATCTAATGTTGACATATCTAACAAGTTAATTCTTGTTGAATCTGATAGAAGATCCGTACCATAATACAAGTTACTCTTTTGTGCTGCAACTAATTGATTGTCTGGCATTCCTGGACATACTGCAATTTTATAACCTTCAAATACAGGCTCATAATCACCATTCATGTTGTAAGCGTTTACATAACCTAATGTAGAAACAGCGCTTATATAGAAAGCGTAAGTTTTAGGGTTCATATAAATATGTAAATCATCTTTAGTTAAAACTGGTGATATATTAGCTGCCATATCCGCAGTTAATGTTTGTAGGTTAGCAATAATGTTTGAAGCAGAATAGGCTGCTGAAGCTGATGATTGGTTTACAGTTGCATCAACACCTGGTAATAATAAACCAACTGTTGCAGCTAGAAAACCAGCTTTAAATTCACCGTTACCATCATCACCAGTCCAAATAGATGTTTCAGTGCTATCTGCAATAATTTCACCCATATAAGAAATTACATAATCTTCAAATCTTGGTGGTGGTGGCGCACCTGCACCTGCACGCATTTCTAATGCTTCCCAAGAATCTAATAATTCTTTTTTACATAAATCAATGTTAATTTGTAGATTCTTTGGCTCTAACACTTTTTCAGTTAAATCAAGTGTTCCATTTGCAGTAAAATTACAAGTTGCATTTCTTACTACGTCTGCACCAGCCATTCTTTGAATGTTGCTTTTAAACTTAATGTTTTCGATAGATGTTAAATAATCTAACGATTTTACTTCTTTTAGTGCTGCACTGATGTAAAAACCAGCCGCTTTACCACTAAAATTTGATGTTGTTGTAGGTTGTGTGGACATTTTTAATTATTTTAAATTATTATTTATTTAAGTTGTATATAAACCTTTCTTGTCTAGAAAGTTTATTATAATCTTTTTTACTAAGTGCAACTTTTTCACTGCTAAACTTGTTTGTGTTTATTGGTGCGTCTGCTGGACTTTCTGCTAATTCAGTTTTCAGTTTTTCGTTTTCTTCTTTTAACTTTTTAATTTCATCTTCTGCTGAAAACTCAACTACTTCAGTTGTTTTAGTTGTAACTGTTTTAGGACTATCACCTCTTGGTTCTTCTACTACTTCTTCTTCAGTAGTTTCTTCGCTCATTTCTTCTTTGTCCTTACCATACTCATTTACAAGTTCTTCAACTGCTTTTTCTAACTTAGTCATTCTTTCTTCTATCTCCTCGTACTTATGGTCTGGCTTGTGCTTTAGTTCTTCTTCTGATGCTTCTACTTCTTCAACTTCTTCTTCTGTTTCTTCAGCTTCACCTTCCATAATTTCAGCTACTTTACCTTCTTCTTCTACTTTAACCTTAGTACCATTTTCCATTACGTATAATCCAACAGGTAATGGTATTGTAGTTCCATCTTCAGTTAATACTGAAATATCTACACCTACTTCTAATGTATCTGATTCTGATACAATAATTGTACCATCTTCTGTTTTAGCCTGAAAACCTAATTTTACTTCTTCTTCAGTTTCAAGACCTAATGCTATTTTAATTTGCTTTTTTAAATCCATAATGTGTTATCTTTAATTAAAGTTTATACTATATGATAGAATTATTATATATTTATTTGATTTTTAAATTATTTCAATAATTTTAGTGCATCTTTCATTGATTTAATATCTTGTGCTAAATTTGGTCTATCATCTAACACTTTATTAATATCAATACCTAATTCTTTAGTTTGTTTTACTATTTTATTATATGGTTTTTGCAACTTTTCAAAATCACTAATATTTTTATTTACTTCTTTTATTAATTTTTCTTTTTTACTAAATATATCAGCAACATCTTCTGTTAAAGTTAATGATTTCTTTACTGCTTTATTATAATCACTTTTAAATTCTTTTACTGTACTTAACTCTACCTTTTGTGGTTTATTAGTTTCTCTTATAATCTCATTTAATGCACTTAATATTTCGTGATCAGTAGGTTTATTATCTGACATCTTTTGCATTTTATCTACAAAGTACCCTTCTATACTAAGTCCTTTTAGTTCACCTTCTTTTATCTTGTTCCATAAATCATCATTATCAATTCTCATCTTTACAAACCAAGTGCCATTAGGTAAATCAAAACCATACATTTTAGATTTGTCCATATCTCCTTCTTTAATCCAGCTTTCAACAGTTAATACACCTGATACTCTATCTTGATGTTCATACGTTGCTTTATGGTGATTGTTATGTTGTAAATAAAGTTCAGCTGCCCTACGTACTGTCGATTTTGAAAAGAATACATAATACTCACTATCAGTTTGAGGATTGTATCTAAATATTTGTTTATTAGGTATTAGTGCAGGACTAACTAACATTCTTTTTTCTTCATCTACTTTTGCAAATGTTAGATTGTGTTTTTCTTTACCAAAATATACAAAGTTTTCTTCTATTGCAGGTGCTGATACTAAACTAATAGCATCTATTGCTAACATTTCGTTGTTTTCTTCTATAACTAATTCAACTATTTTTGTAGGTTTCTTTTTCATATTATATTATTTTATCCAACACTTTCTGAAGATTTTAATACTGCTCTAACTGCTTGTTCATTAACTGTCATATCATTTTCAAGTTGTTTATCTATATATAAACCATCATAAATAAAATTATAAGGTGGTTTTAGTTCTTTACCTACACCTAATTCATCTGCTTGTTTTTTAAATGCTTTACTATTTTTTTGTATTCTTTCATCTCTTTTTTTTATATTTTCAAGATGCCCATACGCTTTAGCTAAATCTTCTCTTACTTGTCTTATTAGTTTTCTATATTTTGATCGACTTTGCCCATTAGCACTAACATCTGATAAAACATCATCAGCTACACTTAATTCAACTTTTGTTAATTTAGGTTCTGCACTTAAATTAAACTCTTTTAATTCTTTAGCGTATTCTTCATAGGTTTTTTTACCTAATGGTGTAGGATATTCTTTCATTTTATTATATTTTTTAGGATTAGCTTTATCACATTCTTCTTTAGTATCGTATTTACATTCTCCTGTATTACCATACTTATATTTTCCATCTTTGCATTTTTTACATGGCATATTTATATATAGACAATTTTAATATTTGTTTGATTTTAAATTGTTGCCCTTCTTCTTATCGTTGCTAACTTATCTTGACTATTAGTCATATCATCTGTTACTACAAACGCTTGTACAGGTTCTGGTGCTTGTACTCCACTTAAATCAAATGCACCACTTAACATTTGAGGTGCTGGTGCTTGTGCTGATGCACTTGGTACTGATCCACCACTACCACCACTACCTACATCTGTTTGTAATATTTTTCTAACATTAGCTAAACCTGCTGCTATTACTGCTGCTGCTTGTATATAACCAACAGGTGTACCTGCACCTACTTTTAATGCTTTTGTTGCACCTGCATAAGTATCTATAATAGCACCTGCTACTGCTAATGCTTTATTATCACCTGCTAATGCACTTAATGCACCTGATAATTGACTATAAGCTGCTAATTGTAATTGTGTATTTTCAAATACTAAATCTGCTGCTGCTTTTTCTGTTTCTATTTGTTCTTTAGTTAAAGCAATATCTTGTGATTTTTGTTCACTTCTAAAACCTTCTATTTGTGCTAATACTGCTGCTTCTTCTGTTTGTGCTTGTATCAATGCTAAATAATCTGCATCATTTTTAGTTAAATCAAATTGTGCTTGTGCTGCTTGTGTAACCGCTTCTGCATTAGCTAACATAGCTTTTTCTTGGTCATCTAAAATAGTTTTTAGTTGTCTACTAGCTTCCATTCTTTCTTCCATTGTCTTTGTTTCATCATCTCTAATTTGCCTTTGTATTTCAGCTTCTCTATCTTTTTGTTCTATAATTTGTTGGTTTAATGCTGCTGCAATTTCTGCACTTTTATTTAATTCAACTAAATTTTCTGCTGCTTCTAATGTTCCTTTTGCATACTCTTTAATTGCTTTAGTTCCTTTTGTTACTGTTTCTGTAATTTTATCAACACTATCATCTACACCTGTAATTACATCAACACTTTCTTTACCTGCTTCTTTTAAACTTGATAATGCACCTTCAAAATCTCTTGCAAAAAATTTCATAAAAGCATTCCCTAAGTGTCCAAATACATCTATTAAACTATTAAATCTTTCTATAACATTATCTACTATTGCTTTACCAAAGTTTTTAATTGATTGTACAGGATCGTTAAAAATAGATTTAAAATAACCTACAACTGTACCTATATTGCTTTCTAAAAATTTAAATAAATCATTAAATGCAATATTTAAAAATTGCATAGCAGTTTCAAAAGCATCTACTACTTTTTGATTTTGTCTAAATACATCAGCTAATTTTACAAATAAACCTACTACTAAACCTATACCTGCTGCTTTTAGTGCATTACCTATACCTTTTACTGCTTTACCTACTCTACCAAAACCTTTATCGGCATCTTTTGTACTATCTGCTAACTCTTTTGTGCTTTTTTTAGCTTTATCAAGTCCATCAGCTACTTCACCTATATTTGATTTTACTATTGCTTCTACTATTTCTTGCTTTGCCATATTATACTATATTTGTTTCACTTATTACTTCATGCAGTACAACATTTGCACTCCATAAATTATGTACGTTGTTTCTATCTTGTACGTTTACACTAATTGATGGTACACCACCTGTTGTACTATCTGCCATTATACAAGTTCCATTCACTCCTACTTTAGCTATATTTCTACTAAAACCTACTATAAAAGACATTACACCAACTTGATTTATTTTTACTGCACCTCTTATGTTTCTATACGAATAATTACCAGCAGTTCCTGATGTACCACCAAGTTCTAATCTTGTAATATAAATATCATAACCTATTATAGAATTATTTTCCACATTTATAAAACTTTCACCATCACCTTGTATTGTCATATTAGTTGCAGTATTATCTATTGTAACACAAGATAATTCTAATGTTGATGTTTTTCTTCTACTGTTAAATGTAACTGCATTTGTACTATCTGATATTGCCTTTTTACCGCCACCTAAGACAATTTCGCTTTGTCTTGATACTGTACCCCTAGAACCACCTAAAATGTTAGAATTATTAAAATCTCTTTCTACTGTATGTTCTGATCCTAATACACTTACATTATTATTGTAACCTCTTACTAAATTTTGCGTACCTGTAACTATTGTATTTTGTACTTTTTCTCTAATTGTATTTCTTGTTCCTGTTTGTTTTACGCTTTGTGTATCAAAACTTTTAATTAAATCAGTATTAAAATTAAATGCCATACATACACCAAGTGCTTCATCATATTTAAAACCATACGCTTCACAAGTTTGTTTATTAGCTAATAAATCTGAATTTGTACCATCAGTAAAAAATACTTGTCCTGAAGGTGCTATATTTTCAGGTCTTAATGTATATCCATTTAATATTTGATTTGCTTTTGCCATTAGTTAAGTAATATAAATTCAACAGTTGATAATGCGTTTGGTTTATAATCTATTTTGTTTACTCTAAATTGTCTATTTTTTATAGTAACAATATCATAAAATTTAAAAGTGTTTATATCTGCTGGTGTTAAATTAACTTTAGCAGTTAAAATTCTAGTATTAGGATTGTACAAATGTTCATAATAAGGGGCATAATATGTGCTAAATAAGTTATCAGTAGGACTAAAACCAATAAGTAATTGACAAATACCAAAATTTATATCTGTATCATTACTATTAGATGTTACTGTATCTGTATGCGACATTAACAAATATGTAGTTCTTGCACTACCCTCTAATTCATAATCTTGCGTTTTAACACCATTAT